TTACAAGAGCGCGGTTATATTGGCTTATCTCAAATAACTATTGATGCTTTGGAACAACAAAGACTTTATGGCAAAAAAGAACTTAGCACTCAACAAATATTGCAAAAAATACAAAAAGATATTTTGGCTAGAGAAAAAGCATTAACCAAAGAAAAAGATGCGCAAGCGGCGTTAGACAAAAAGAAGGCTGAATTGTCGGCTATGTTTGATATTGATCGCATTAATCTACAAGCCGCACTTAGCCGTAAATTAAATGGTGAAGATGAATTGCGTGTAAAAATACTACAAAAATTAGCAGATGGCACAAAAGCCGCAGTTGATGAAGCACAACGCTACGCTGATGTATTAAAGGTTATTGAAGATGGTCAAATAACAGCCGGTGAAATTAGTATTTTGGCTCAAAAATGGGGCATGACTAATAAAGAAGTTGAATTATATTTGAAAAAATTATTTGATTCCAATGAAGAATTACGAAAAATGTTAGGTTTAATGGATGATCTTAAAAACAAACAATTAGAATTATTAAGAGCGCAAATTACACCGATTCTTGCAAATGTACAACCTGCCGTACAAGCAACAAAAGAACTTGTTTTGCGCACTAATGTACAAAACATATTAGATAAAGCCGCGCCCGCAGTATCCGCCATGCAAGAGTTATTGGCTAGAGTACCTAAAATGGCAGATGGCGGTATTGTTAATCAGCCAACACTTGCGTTAATTGGTGAATCAGGATCAGAGGCAGTTGTTCCGTTGAATCAAATGGGTGGCATGGGTACAAATGTAATAGTAAATGTTGCCGGATCAGTTATATCAGAAGGCCAATTGCAATCTGTAATTCAGGATGCTTTATACAATCTAAACAGAGCAGGATCAGTATCTCAGTTAAGTAATTTGGGTAGATAATGCCGGCCGCAATATTTAAAGCAAAAATTGATTTTTCCAACGGTGCATCTTTTGATCCGGCTTTAGTATTGGACAATTCTTTAACGCCTTTAGATTTTTCAGTTTTAGGTACTGCCGCCGCAGATGTTGTTGATATAACAGAGTTTGTAACTCAATGTTATATACGCCGTGCTTTCAATAGATCAGCCGATTCATTTACAGGTGGTAGTGCAAAAATAACATTTGTTGATGAAACAGGTCAATTTAATCCGGCTAATACTTCATCAAGCCTATATGGGAAGATCAAACCTATGCGTAAAATTCAATTTACGGCTGAATACAGTGGTACAACATATAACTTAGGTTCTTTTTATATTCAAGAATGGAATTATCAAAGCCCAACAGGATTTGACCCGGCTTATGTAACTTTAAATTGTGTAGATGGATTTCAATTATTAAATTTAACAACTTTAACATCTGTTACAGGTGGCATTGCCGGACAAACAACTGCTCAAAGAATTACAAGTTTGTTGGATGCTGGAGATTGGGCAGGCGGTATGCGAGATATTTCTACTACCGCAACTACAACGGTTCAGGCAGATGACGGCTCATCAAGATCATTGTTATCGGCATGTCAGGTTATAGAAGGCACAGAATTAGGTGCATTTTTTATAGATGAACGCGGATATGCCAAATTTATGTCACGCACTGACATCATAACTGCATCAGGTGGCACATTAACTAAATTTAGTGATGTACCAGGCTCAGGTGAAATTACCTATCAGGCAGTTGAATTTGATATTTCAGATTATCAAATGATCAATAAAGTGACGGTTACTAGGACAGGTGGCACTGCTCAAACAGATAGCAACACAACAAGTATTGATGATTATTTTCAGCATAGCCGGGTTAGGTCAGGCATTATGGAAACTGATACTGATGCCTTAAATCAGGCACAAATGATTATTGCTTCCCGAAAAGAACAAGGTGTTAATCTCCAATTAAATTCATTAACCGTAGATGCTTACGGTCAAACTGACCCTAGCCGGGTAATTGCCGCTTTAAATTTGGATATTTTTTACCCTATACAGGTGACTCAGACATTACCTGCCGGCAATGTGGTGACAGATAGCGTAATTTCCGGTGTTACTTATCAAATAACCCCTAAAACTTTCATGGTTAATTTTACTTGCGCCCAACCTTTTGCTTCAGGTTTTTTGCTAGACTCTACCGTTGATGGAAAACTTGAGGAAGATTCTTTGGCTTATTAGGGAGTATAGATAGATGGCAAAACAATCTTTTAGCGTAGGGCAGGTTCTTACAGCCGCGCAGATGCAATCATTACAGGCCACGGCTATGGGTGGTGGTTCACCATCTGTTAAAACATCATCTTATGTTTTAGTTGCGGCGGATGCCGGCACTGTTATACAAGTTAATAGCACTAGCGCAACAACCATTACGGTTAATACTGGATTATTTTCTGCCGGTGATAGTGTTCAAATTCAAAATATAGGTTCAGGTACAACAACGATTACAAGTGGTACTGCAACAGTTAATAGTGCAGGTTCATTAGGCGTTACACAATATGACGGCGGATTCCTATATTTTAGTTCTGCTAGTTCTGCAATATGGTTTGATTATACTCAGGCTGGTACAACACTACCTTTAACTACTAAAGGTGATTTATTTGGTTACAGTACAACAAACGCTAGAGTTCCTATTGGTACAAATGGACAAGTTTTAACTGCCGATTCTGCTGAAGTATTAGGATTGAAATGGGCTGCGCCTGCTGGCGGTGGAAAAGTTTTACAGGTTGTGCAAGCAACAACATCAACTGCGGTTGATTTGAATACTACGACTTATACTGATACTAATATAACAGCATCAATAACACCAACATAAGCCACAAGCACAATTTTAGTAATGGTTTCGGGATCAATCAGATGTTTAAGAACAAATAGTGATGAAACAGTTATAAATAGAACTAGATTGATGAGAAATGCAACCGCAGTTCAAACTAGAAGTAACACTTTGTATTTACGAGCAAGACAAACATCAGACAATGCTTTAGCAATGGTAGTTCCTTTTACTTTTATGTATCAAGATAGTCCTGCAACTACATCTTCAACCACATATAAAATACAAGGTTCGCAAGATAACGCACTAGGTTCTTTTTCTTTTCAATATGATAGTTCTCCGACAACAATTATTTTAATGGAAATAGGTGCATAATGAGCGATTATTTAGTATTAGCAATTAAAAAATTAAAACCTAAATCAGAGTTTTCAATTACTAATAATGATTATTCAACAATAAAATGGGATGTTCTAGAAGGCACTGCACCAACGCAATCTGAAATTGATGCGGCTATTGAACAAGTTAAGGCAGATGAGATAGCCGAAGCAGAAGCAAAGGCAACTGCTAAGGCTGATCTATTAGCAAAACTTGGCATTACTGCCGAGGAAGCAAAACTACTTCTTTCATAGATAATGGCAAATATAAGAGAACTCACTAGCCCTAATGGTTGGCCGGCTAGTGAGGATCGCAAGGCATTAAACATTGAATCTTTCACAGTGCCAGGCACAAAAATTAAGTTTGCATGTGCCAAAGCAGTTGCACCAATCCTAGTAAGTTTTGCTAAAGATTTTCATGACTTAGTAGAATCCATTGATGAAGGCCAATTAGATGATTGGGGTTATGCTTTTAGGCAGACCAGGGGATCAGATAGAATTTTAAGTAATCACGCATCCGGTACGGCTATTGATCTAAATGCAATTAAACATCCTTTAGGCAAGTCAAATACATTTAATAAGGATCAGCGTAATACAATTAACCTACTCATAACTAAATATGGTTTAGCCTGGGGCGGCAACTATAAAAAGCGCAAGGATGATATGCACTTTGAAATTGCCTTAAACCTTGATCAAGTTAAATCAAAAATAAAGGAGTTAGGTTTAAATGAAAATTAACAAAAAACAAAAAGAGATTTTTAAGTCATATTTAAGAAGCGTTGCAGTAGCAACCGTTACAACAGCATTGGCTTTAGTTGCTGATGTTCGCCCCGAATTAGCAATTTTGGCAGGTGCAGTAGTTGCACCTTTATTGCGCTACCTTGATCCGCAAGATCAAAAATTCGGCGTAAATAGCAAATGACCGCAAATGATTGGATGGCATTAGTCGTATCTATTGTCACAATAATTGGCTCATTTATTGCTTCAGTACGCTGGTTGGTAAAGCATTATTTAAGTGAGTTAAAACCTGATGGCAATGGTGGACATAACCTAGAAGGCCGGGTTGCCCGGATTGAAACCAAATTAGACACGCTGTATCAAATTCTTATATCTAAGAAGTAAGTCAGCCCCATCCCCTACCCTATTACCATGAAGATGTGTGTGGTTGTACCTAGTAGGGGTAGGCCTGAAAATGCCGAACGATTGGCACAGGCTTTTAAAGATACAAATACTGAGGCTGATCTATATGTAATTATAGACAATGATGATCCAAAATGGGATGAATATGCAAAAAGCCAAAACTACAAAAAACTACCGGCAGATAATAAAACAGGTGGTTGTGCTAAATCTCTTAATACCGGTGCAGTTCTTCTTTTGGATATT